ACGCAGACGTTAACAGCGACACTAAGATCAGTTATACCTTGAGAAGGCTCAAATTCCCCTGTAAATGGACTATTAACATTATTTAGTCCAGTTGTCTTATGAAAGAGCCGGATAGATTTAGGCATCCCAGCAACTCCTCGTTACACTTGATCTGCGCTTATACAACCAACTTCTTAGCTGCATTTCTGCTGTTTTATACTGAGCCAAGCAAGATGCCATCCCTACTTTGTTTCCTTCAATTCCTTCTTCGATATGATCGAAAATAATAGCTGAAGCCTTATTAACAATAAGATCTCGATGTAGCATTTCTGGTAGATCTGAAGGAACATCACCGTCACTTATTAATACCGTAGGAGACGCATAATACACAAGAGTAATACTGGTCGCAGCTGCCGGAGTCTTGTAATACCATAAAACATCTCCCTCAATAGCAACAACCTCTACATCTCCAGTTGCAATAAGTGTGGTGTACGAAGATAATAACTGCTCCAATCCGCCATCTGCTATAGGAATCTGACCATTAGATGTCCCGACATAAAGAACTCTTCCTGAAAAAGAAGGAATTGTTGACTTAATATTAACCCATTCCTGGGATACTACTGTGCTTACTGTTCCAACACGCTTCAAGCTGGGCATAGGAACTTCGTCGACTATTTGTTGAATTGCTTCGTTAATTACATTTGGAATCATTGCAGTGATAAAAGATGAAGTATCCTTTACCTTATCTGCAACAGCATCCTGTAATTCTTTGTAAGTCATCAGCAGTATCTCCAGAAATGGGTATTACTCAGATTGGTTCAAAATTCTAACCAATCTTACGGTTTAATGCGAATCAGCATGTGAACACGCATAGCTCCGGCAGTAATTGCTGCCGGTGCAGCATTAGTCATGTTCGCGATAGCGGCATACATGACAGGAACAGTAGAAGCTGCACCTTTAATGTATCTGTTCGTAGACCAGGTACCCGCAATTTTTGCCAAAGCCCATGCACTTGTCGAAGAACTGTATTTGCCCGCGGTGGTTGCTGTAATATCAGAAGCTGCCACAAAACGGTCAAGATCAACACTTGTAATTACACCACCAGTAGTGACCGAATCAGTAGCCAGCGTTCCGTATCCAATAGTGATCTTAGTATTAGTGGTAAAAGCAGTCAGAATCTCAACAACAACTTCTTCTACCATGATATACTGATCAGCTACAGGGAAACTGAACAGCACATTAGCATTGGGAGTAATGATCGTAACACTTTCCCCCGCAGCATCGCTGGCCAAACCAGTCTCCACAAGAGTCAGAGTTCCTGCGGCAACACCACCAGAACCTGCCAACGTCCAAAAGTCGTTATTTCCGACTTCACCAGTAAACCCACTAACAGCAATTACGTCAGCATCCAGAAATCCAGCAGTAACAAATCCACTGCCGGTATCTGTAATAGTGTCCGTAGTGCTACTTACAGCCGCAATCCCCGTTCCAGTAATGGTTGCACCCTTAGTGGCTGCCTCAACTTCCGTTCCAAGAACAATGTTAGAGGTGATCCAATAAGGATTCTCAAGCACATTGGTTCGAAGATCGGTCCTTCTGTAATCAGTTACTAACATGCTATCACCCCCTTAAGGAAGAATAGTGATAAGCATATGCACGATGCACTTACCAGCTGCGACAGTTCCAGCATTGTAACATTCAAGCGTTACAACTGGCACAGTAGTAGCAGCTCCAGTAAGGTACCTGGGAGCCGCCCAGGTTCCCGCAGCTTTTGCTGCAAGCCAGTCAGACGTGTTACCAGTAGTCGGCCCGTACACTCCAGTGGACGTTGCCGTAATGTCAGCCGCCTTGATATATTCATCCTGGTCAACATCCGTAACAACTCCACCTGCAGTCACAGCATCAGTCGCAATAGTCGAAAGGCCAACATCAATAGTGGTGCCAGCCGTAAAAGCCGAAGTCACCTGAATAAGAACCTCATCAATAATGACGATCTGACCCGCCGTCGGAAAACTGAACAGAAGAACAGACTTGTCATCAGGTGCTCCAGCGTTTGCCACATTGAAAACAGCAGACGAGATCCAGAACGGATTTTCAAGCACATTCGTTCTAAGATCTGTCCTCCGAATATCCTGAATAATGGTCGTAGTGGACATTTATTATCCTCCTTAGTGGATTACGGTGTAAGCACAGAAGACTCTGTACACACCCAAAGTAGAAGCCGAGCCGGCCTCATAGGTAAAAGTAATGACACCAGTAGCATCACTGAAGTACTTCCCTTCAAATGTTACTGCAGTATCACTCTGTGCGCGTTTAAGACCCGTCTTGGTCGGATTAGCAACATCAGTTGTGATGAAACCGTTAGTAACGGCAGTCTCACCATTGCCAAGCCAGCCAACTGTACAAACATCAGGAGTCACGTCCGAAGCAGTGGATACAAGCAGCCACACATCCTTGACAAAGGCATATTTCGGAAGCCTAATGATGTTGTAAGTCCCGTCACTCGGATAAATCAAGATCTTGCTTTTAGCAAGTCTATAATTATCCGAAAAAGCACTGGTGTAAAAATCAATGTTAGCCATTACAAGCCTCCTTCACTCTTAGCTAAGAGCCGAACCATACGAAGATCCAACGATCACCCCGTAATCCTCAGAATTGAAGACAGCCTTAGCCATGCCAAAGATACCTCCACCACGAACCATCATAAAGCGGTTAGCATCCTTCTGATAAGGCACAAAAGACATCGTAGTCGACTTCGACTCACCAGCTCCGCCCCAACCAAAAACCGCTGCCTGACAACCAAGAAGGAGATTGCGATACACACCAGAATACGGAGATCTAATTCTCTCAGACTTAGAAATCAGCATCCCGTTATACTCAATCTCCACTCCCGGAATAGCGAGCTTATTAGCAGCACGAAGCAGGTCGCCCCACTGCCCAACATTCGTATTCTCCCTCAGAGCATCGAAAACATAGGTGTGTAAGATAACACGATAGTAATTCTTACCGCCGATCTTCAAGGGACGAATCTTGTAGCAGCCAGACCCCGGAACCGGAAACTCTGCCCGCTGCTTCATCCTATTGAGGAAGGTAAGATCAAGCGCATCCGCACTCGTCATGGACGCTTCGGCCACATCGTTCATCTTGAGATGATGATAAGTGGACGGAGCCGTAATAGCCGTACCAAATGCACCCTTTCCAGGAACCATCTCCCAAGACGTATCGCCGCAAAGAACAGCAAACGCGTACTCAGAAAGCTTCGCAGCCCACCAATCCTGAAGGCCGTTCTTGCCTTCCTGCATCAAATCATAGGGAACACGCTGCTCTTCCATCTTTCCGCCAGTATCAACTGCATGGTTGAGTTCTTCCAGCGTAACAGAGAAGTTCTTGAAGACCAGCTTCTCTTCGTTCCCTTCAACGGTATCGTTGCCCTGGACACCAGTCCCAGACAGCGGCAGTCGAATACCAAAAGTAATAGTATCACCCTCGCCCTTAGCCAGTTCGGTTCTGAGCTGAATAATAGCATTGCTATCTTTTCCAGTCAGATCATTGAACTCGGTTGCCGGAAGCAGGATACTAAAAAGATCTCGTGCCCACTTCTTTCTGGTCAAGGCATCGTTCGTCAAAAACTGTGTTTTAGGATTTCCAGCCATTCAATTTCTCCTTTTTAAGCTAATGTACCACGCAGATAACGTTCATAAATGTCTGCTGGTACTTTATGTAGTTCATCTTCATCAAGAGCATCAATCTTAGCTGCAGTCCATCCGCCAGCATCTTTCACACTTCCGCCAGGAAGATCCTGCAAGCTTCTAATTTGCTCCTTAAACTCTTTCGCCTTTTCCGCAACCTCTTTGACAATCGTGCTCGGTTTAGCTTCTCTGTCCTTATCAGCATTCGTAGTAGAGGCAGTCGCATAGTCTGGATGATACTTCTTAATCAATTCATACATATAACGATAAGGATTAGGAAGACTCCAGATCTCACGTTCAGCATCAATTGCTGCTTGCTGAACATTTCCGCCATGCTGCCTCACATAATACGTCGCCATAGCAGCAACCATGTCATCAAAATGTCTTTGTGAAACAACCTCCTCTACGTCTTCGTAGCGAGGATTCACTTTCATTACTTCCAGAATTTCTCCGAGTGTAGCAAGTCGGCTTTCATAATTAGCCCTTAACTGGGCTTCCTGAAGTTGTCGTGCTTTTTCGTCTTCCTCATCAATGAGCCCCTTCTCTTTGAGAATATTGTTAAGACGTTCATACTCCTTAGTAACACGATTCAACTCCATTTTCTGAGCTCGTGCAATTTCTCGGAGCTCTCTAAGTTCCTCATCAGTAACATCTACTTCTTCTTTGTCTTTACCTTCGTCTTTTTTGGCACTTGTATTGGCTGCATCGGAGCCTTCTTTTTTGACTTCTGTTTTTTCTTTGCCATCGTCAATTCCCTCCGCCTTAGAATCATCGACAACTTTCTCCTCTGACTCTCCTGCAGAAGTCACGCCAGCACCCTCCTGAGAGGCTTGCTGCACTTTCTCTGCCTCCTCCTGCATCTGCATCAACTCATCTACTGTCAAAGCCATAATTATTCTCCCTCCTCATTCCGTGTTTTAGCAAACTGTTTAATAACCTCAACTTCCTTTTTATTCTGAGTGGTCTTATCCACTTTCTCTCTGTCTTTAGCTTCATTCATTTGGGCGATAAGGAGATTAACAGCAGCATTCAACTCTGCAATCTGCATCTTTACGTCAAGTCCCATACGCTCAATGGCCGCCGAATCAGCATTCTTTTGCTGCTCGGCCTGCGTTGCAGCCATTTTAACTCGCTCCTCCCTTTCCAACATCATTTTAGTGTATTCACGAACTTTATTAATTGCGGAAATAGGAAGGTCACTATATTCAAGTATAAGATCTGGCGGAATAGTTCCAGGATTATTCTGGCTATATTCAGTCAACATCTGCATTACAGCCATTCGCATTGTCTGATTTTCAAGAGCTTCATCCACAACAAGATCATACTTTCCAACAGAAATATCATTGAACCCAGGAGCATTAGGATCGCGCTGCGTATTTATTTGAATGAGCTTGGCCCCTTCTTCCCCTTCAATTCTAATTAACTGGGCGTCAGTTATATACTGCTGAATAAGAGAAAGCAGTTGTCTTCCCGCCTGCAGACGTGCTTCTCTATAATTGTCAAACAAAACAAACAGCACAGCCAGCCCAGTCTCCTGTCGCATCCTCACCGTAACGCCCGGCTCACGCGAAGATGTCTGTATACCAAGCAGCGAGTCCTGAATACCAGAAGCATCTTTCATCATCTGAGTGTCAAGACCGATAAGTTGTGCATAGACTGGACTGATTTGTGGTTGAGTTGAGAACTTAACCCTTCCCTGAGCCAGAGCATTAGGAGCTAACTCCATATGAAAGTTCGGCTCAGAAGAACGCTGTTCATACTTCTCTATGTCAAGAACCGCACCAGATTCATGCATGAAAATGCCCTTCGGAGCAGTCTGAAGCAAATACTGAAGTTGCCGCCTCATGACATTTATTCCCCTTTGAGGATCTTTCATCACTTCAATAGCACCGAACCATCTGTTCTCATTATCATCCTTAAAAGCTCCGAACAAAACATACGGAAACTCTCCATGCTTATAGGGAGAAGGTCCCTTCTCAATTATTTTAGTGTTTGAAAAGATGGCATAGTGAACAGTTTTTCGCAACTTCTCCATTGCCGGAAAGTCGTCTTTCTTAAACTCTCTACCATCTGGCAGTGTCAAACCGTCTTTAATCTGTTTCTTAAAGGCTTTGTACTGTTCTTCAGAAAGAGACTCAGATCTCTTTGTAAGAGGATTCATTACCCAATAGACCTTCTCGACTACTCTATACCAACACTCAGTTATACGGTATAAATCGCGTTCTTGCGAATAGAAAGAAGGATTATTTGGATTGTCCGTAGATAACTGTGCCATCTCATCTGGACTAACATCAGGGAAATAGCACTCAATGTCTTCCTTTGTAAAGTACTTATCAACGAAAAGGAATCTGGCATCTGACATATCGTATTCAACAGAGAAGGGATCTAACCAAAAATCCCTGCCATGAATACGCTTACTTTTTATTTCAGGATTGAACGGGTCATCACCAGAAATGTAAAAATGCAAAAGTGCCCGACCTGACTTAGTCATATGCTCAAAGCATTCAATCTCATTTCGAGCCATTCTTGAAGTACGCCTAAAATGCTTAAAGGCCCCATTTGCAATCTCTGCTAGTCCTGCATCGTTTGTTTCAACAGGAAATACAAGAGGTGCCTTTCTGTTCTGCGCAGCCAATCCAATCAGCATGTCGATCTTGGGCTTTATCTCATTATAAACAGAAGCGGATCTGTTCTGAGATTCCAGAATCGCAATTACCTCATCCGTGTCCTGCCGCCCAGCATAAAAGTCGTATGACTCTTCAGCATAGATACGCCAATCTGACTCAGACGTAGAAGTCTCAGCAGTGTGCAGCCAATCCATCAACTTATTAAGAAGTATAGAGTCGTCATCCGTACTATCAGATGAAGTAGTAGATAACGGCCTTGTTTCTATTGCTGACTTATCAGGATAGTTCATTTTTCCCCTTTATGCTGCAATAAGCTCCAACAAACTAAGATCGTGGCATAGCGACATTCTTTTTGCTTGCTTTTCTTTTCTTCTTAAGAATCGCTGCAAACTCAGGATTATACTCAACGGCATTCAGTAAACGAATCTGCTTCTTTGCATTCTCAAGAGTCATGTGCCTACCATGCACTCTATTCGGAGAACTAACGGTATAACCACTGCTTGTCTTGGTCATTTTATATGGCATTAGTACTTACCTGCTACTTTCTTATAGTTTTCAGCAAGAAACTGTGCAATCGCTTCCGAATCTACGGGAATAAACTGTTTGTTCTTTAAAGCATAAGTTCTTGCCTCATCCGGTGATAATAATTCTAATGGACTGTCCTCACTTCGTTGAATTATACGAGGATAGACTACATATCCTTTATCAGTTTCAGCATGCGACATCAAGTGTGTCCCTACCTTATTACCTTCCATTGGAAGGACACCATACTGCTCAGGCTTAAGAAAACGCTGAACAAAATTAAGTTGTTCGTAAGGCCTGATCAAAACTCGCAGATACTGCTTCTCAAACTCAGGATCAACTACAAAACGAGATACTATTTTACCAGTCACGGTTGGCATTACAAACACCTGTTTCCAGCCTGCTCAATAAACTCAATTTGAGAATCGCTATACTCATAGTCAACTTTCAAAATCTTCAATAATCCTTCAATAGAAGACAATCTTCGCTTTTTCAAAAACCACTTCCAGGTTACCATACGATTCTCATTGCACCTTCTTATATCATTCGTCTTAGTAATCCCCGTTGCAATAGCAACTGCTGTATTAAGAGCAGTTATCTTAGCATGACACAGCGTACATAAAGGAGCAACATATGATGGTCTATAAGTAACATGATGTCCCACAACTCTCTTTTTGCTATTGCACCGCCTGCAAGTCCAATATTCCTTTACACTTTCTCTTTTAACTGCTCTCTTAACTTTCCTACGTACTGCCATATTTCAAGTCAGAACCCATGCGGTAATTCGCGTTAAGGCAGTTAAAGAAACATGTTATTTACTGCTGAGGATACCCTCC